GGGTGTGGTGAGGCAGCAAGGGCGTGAGAACCTCGCGGCGTATTTGCGAAAACTCGCCGGTGAAGTGGAACGATCCGACGCCGAGAACGCCAAGGCAGTCAGCGCCGGAGCGCGGCGCGTCAAGGGCAGCGGCTGATGTCCCAGGCCCTCTACCCCGACCCGCCGACAGACCCGGAGGCCGCCGAGGCGTCCCGGCCGAAAGGCGGACCCGGCATCGCGTCAGACCGCTACCCGCGCAATCTCGACGATCTGCACGCGAAACAGGTCAAATGGTTCGAGGACTGCGAGACCGCGACAGCCGATGGTCGGCGCATGTCGCAACGGGATCGTGACTACAAGGACGGATACCAGTGGTCCTCAGCGGAAAAGGAGGCGCTGAAGGCGCGCGGTCAACCGGAAATCACGATCAACAAAATCGCCGATAAAGTCGAACTGATGTGTGGCCTCGAGCGCAAGTCGCGCACCGATCCCAAGGCGTTCGCGCGCAACCCAACCGACGAGGACAAGGCCAACGCCGCGACGCAGGGGCTTCGCTACATTTCCGACGACAACAACTTTCCCTTGATCCGATCGGACGTTTACGAAAGCCTGATGGTCGAGGGCGCCGGCGGCGCCGATCTGGCGTTGGAGGACGACGGGCAGGGTGGTGCGAACATCACCATAACTCAGGTGCCGTTCGATCGTCTGTTCTGGGACCCGCACAGCAGACGACTGGACTTTGGCGATGCGCGCTACAAAGGCATTGTCATCTGGCTGGACCGCGATCAGGCGTACGAGATGTGGCCTGACGCGGAAGACCTGATATCCGATACGTTCGCGACGCAGACCGGCAGCTACACCGACCGGCCGCACGATATCGTCTGGTGCGACAGCAAGCGTGAGCGCGTCCGCATCGTGCAGATGCACTGGCAGGAGAAGAATGAATGGTGGGTCTCGACCTTGACCCGAGTTGGTTTCCTGGCCGAACCGATGAAGTCTCCATTCCGGGGCAACAAGGGCAAATCAACCTCCGGCCTCATCATGGCGTCCGCGCACGTGGACCGGGAAAACAATCGTTACGGCATGGTCCGCAATCTCATTTCCGTGCAAGACGAAATCAATAAACGACGCAGCAAGGCGCTGCACCTTCTGAGCGTGAGGCAGGTCATCGCGGAAGATGGCGCGGTCGCGGATCAGGACCATGCGCGGCGGGAAGTGGCGAAGCCGGACGGGTATGTCTCCATCAACCCTGGTATGAAGTTCGAGATACAGGAAGGCGGCGAACTCGCTCAGGGCCAGTTCAAATTGCTGGAACACGCGACGGCGGAAATGCAGGCGTCCGGGCCGAACGCGGCGATGAGCGGCACCGATCCGCGGGAGTTGTCGGGCCGGGCCATCCTCGCGCAACAGGCGGGCGGCGCCGCGACCCACGAGCCGATCGCCGACACGCTGCGGATGTGGTCGCGGACGGTCTACGAGGTCGCCTGGATGGCCGCGCGTCAGTATTGGACCGCTGGCCGTTTCGTACATGTGACGGACGATCTTGGCTCGACGAAATACGTCGGCATCAATCAGCCGGTGCGGCTCATGGACGAACTGGCGGCGATGCCGGAGCAGCAGCGCGCTCAGGCGATGCAACAAATGCAGATCGTGCCCGGTGATCCCCGGCTCGAACAGGTGATACGGATCGACAACGATATCACCGACATGGACATCGACATCACGATTGAAGAGGGCATCGATGTCCCGAGCATTCAGGCGGAACAGTTCCAGGTGTTGATCCAGTTGGCAGGCACGCAGCCGGGTTTGATCCCGCCGGAGATATTGATCGCGTCGTCGAACCTGCGGAACAAGGACGAACTGTTGGAGATGCTGAAAGAGCACCAGCAGGCGGCGGCGCAACAGCAGCAGGCCCAGCAGAAGATGGTGGCTGACAAGGCGCAGGCGGACATCACGGCGCAGCAGGGCAAGGCGGCGGCCGACTTTGCTTTGGCCAAGGAGCGGCAGCACGCGACGGTGCATCACATCGCCGACGTGCATGGCATGTTCGCCGACATGAACGCACCGCCGGACCCGCCATCCGATCCTGGAACAGTCGTACCGCCGGAGGTTCAGGCGGCGCTCGGTCTCGCCGACATTCGCGGTCGTCACGCCAAAGCGGCGGCGGACGAGGCCAGGGCGGACGATCTGCGGCAGAGCGCGGTGCAGCGTGTCGGTGACATGCTGATAGCGAGACACAACGCGCTGGCGCCGCCAGAGCAGGACGGGGCGCCATGAAGACGAAACCAAAGACGCCACTGGTCAATGTCGATGCCGCGATGCGGCGACTGTTGGCGAAGCGCCACGTCGAAGCCGTGAACGGTCTTGCCAGCGGCTACATGAGCAGGCTCGGGATCGTCCGTTACTTACTGGACCTTGGTATCGCGGCGCATAATGAGAAAACAAAAGGCAAGGCTCCTGGGCTTACACCAACCGAGTGGGACGCCGAGTTCTTCGTAAACTACGTGCGAAAGAACCATTTCACACGATATATGAACACTGACGAAGGTGTGGCGCCGCCGGAGCAGTCGGGAGGAGCGGCCTGATGTCTGATACGACCACATGAAGGACGAGGCGCCGCCGACTGAACCATTCCAAACCAGCCGATCGTCCCGCGTGCGGCTTACGAGCTTCAATGAGGTCCGGGCCTCGCGACCCGGAAAAGGTCATTGCCGGCGGCGTGGTCCGAAGTATAACCGAGAACAGGAGGTTTGGAAACTAAATGTCTGAGACTTCCCAACTCGACGCATTCCTGAAAAGTGGCAATCCGCCGGAGGCATCGCCACCAACCTCCACGGACGGCGGCAAACCTCCGGCCACGCCAGAAGCCCCGAAGCCGACCCCGGAGGCCGCGCCGGCCAAGGACGCGTCACCCGCGAAGCCAGCCGCCACGCCGGACCCCGACGACGACGCTGATCTTGGCGAACCGGAGCCTGGTCAACCCAACGTCCCCCGTAGCGCCTATCAGAAAGAACGGGAGCGCCGGCAGAACTGGGTCGAGCGCGCGAGCCGGGCCGAGGCCGAACGGGACGCGCTGGCGAAGCAGCTGGAGGACGCGAAGCGAGGCCCGCCACCGCCGCCACCGCAGCCGTTGCCGCAGTTCGGCGAGCCGATCGATCCCGTGCGCGATCCGGAGGGATATACCAGGCGGGTGCGTGGGGTGGTGCTGAACGAGCGCCTGAACACCAGCGAGATGATGGCGCTCGACAAGCACGGGAAGGAAAAGATCGACGCGGAGACCGAGTACTTCAAAAAGCGCGGCGAGGCCGAGCCGCGATTGTGGGCCGAGCTGTATTCGCAGCCGCACCCCTACCAGTGGATGATCGACAACAACGCGACGGCGCGGTTGCACGAGGAAATCGGCACCGACCCGGCGGCGTATGAGGCCCGCTTGCGTGCGAAATGGGAGCAGGAGCGGGGCGCGGATCCGCCGCCTGTCTCGCCGGTCGTCGGGATGCCGCCGAGCCTCGCGAACGCGCGGAGCAGCGCGCCACGGGGGATGAATGGGTTCGCAGGTCCGCCCTCGATTGATGACATCTTGAGGAGGCCGGAGCGGAAACGATGAAAAGTCAGATTGAGATCGCGCTCGCACATCCGGTGTTCGATCCTGTAACGCAGATCATCGGAGATCACTACTGGTGGGCCGATCGTGATATCTCGGCGTGCCTGACGGTGAACATTGGTCTTGAATGAGCCGTTTACGCCGGCGGCCGGCCGCTTTGGCACCTCTCACTGTGCCACCAGCGAGACGGCACGCCGGTTCCCGTGCTCCGTTGGAGCCGGACGACGGTTCGCAAGATCGAGGCAATCAGGGACCGCATCATGACGATGTGCGGCACGGATGAGGCACTGATCCCCGTCAATTACCGAGAGATCGCGGCCGAGGTCGGAATCGCGCCGCGCACGATGCAATGGCGGAAACCGCTCCGGCTTGACGAGGTGGCCAGAATGGCGCCCACCCCCGAGGTCCGCGAGCGGAGAGGCCGACCATGACCGACCTCGCCACCCTGACCGCCATCCTCTACGCCGCGCGCATGCAACGTCGGGTGCCAGAGACGGAGGGGGAAAAGCGGGCCACTATCGCCGCCTCCCTCGCCGATGCTAGACTGATCCTGGTCGCCGTCCGCGAGGACGAGGCCGCGCATACCACGCTGGAGCAACCGCCGCCGTCGCCGGGCAACAACACGGGCGTATTGGCGGAAGTGAAGGCAACCCGTCGCCGGGGTTGATACGGGCGCCGGGCACCGCTGGCCCTTAAGCAGCGTGACCCCGTCGCCGGGGGACTGATCGGGCGTTGAGCCGTCGCCGGGCTTTATCCGGGCGTCCGTTCACGTCCCATCAATCCCGAGCGACAGGAGGCCATTACGTGGCCGACATGAATGTGACCCCGGCGAGACCGGGTCTGACCCCGCTTATCTGGGACAGCGATTTCTTCACTGAATACGTCAGGAAGAATCAATTTGCGAGGTACATGGGAACCCAGATGGGTTCCATGATCCAGGTCCGCGAGGATCTGACGCGCAAGGCTGGCGACACCGTGGTGTTCCCAACCGTCCGCCGCCTCGTCGGCGCGGGCGTCTCCGGAAATACCGTCCTGGAGGGCAACGAGGAAATCCTCAACGCCCGGAGCCTCAACCTGGTCGTGTCGGCATTCAGGCATGCCGTCGCGGTATCGGACTGGGACGAACAAAAAAGCGTCATCGATCTGCGGGAAGCAGCCCGCGAGGCTCTCATGGTCTGGGAGCTGGAGAAGATGCGGAACGACATCATCACCAGCCTTGAGGCCATCACGGCTGACGGCAACGTGCAGGTGTCCTACGCCGCCGCCACCGCCGGCCAGCGCAACACATGGATGGTCAACAACGCCGACCGGGTGCTGTTCGGCAACTCCAAGGCGAACGCTGTCTCTGGTGTCATGGCGACCGCGCTGGCGACCATCGTGGCCGCGACCGGCAAGCTGACCGCCGCCACGATCACGTTGGCCAAGCGCATAGCCCGCACCGCCTCGCCGCGCATCCGCCCCGTCTCCGTCAATGACGACGAGGAATGGTTCGTGATGTTCGTGCCTTCGTTGCCATTCCGTGACCTGATGACCGATCCCGTCATCATCAACGCGATGCAATATGCGTGGGATCGCGGCCGCGACAATCCGCTCTTCACGGCCGGCGATATTATGTACAACGGCGTAATAATCCGTGAAGTGCCGGAAATGCCGGTCATCGCCGGAGCCGGCGGTGGCGGCATCGATGTCGCGATGTCCGCGCTGTGCGGCGCGCAGGCGCTGGGCGTTGCGTGGGCGCAACGGATGAAAAGCACGACGAACGTACGCGATTACGGCTATTTTCACGGAATTGGGCTGCAAGAAATCAGAGGAATCGGGAAATTAAGATTTGGCACTGATCCCACGGTAGACACAACCAAACCGGTAGACGCGGGGATCGTCTCGGTGTTCAGTTCTGCCGTTGCTGACGCGTAAGGAGGTTTCCTCATGCCAGCGACAGCGACTGGGCGGGGTGCCCAGGTGATCCTCGATGGCGACGCACAACGAGCCGCGCGTGGCGCTTATGCTCCGACGTATGTGGCGAATGCCCGCATCATGGAAAGTCTACGAGACGCGGGCCTCGTCGCCGATGGCACAACCACGCCGGACGGAACCACGAAGACAGGATCGCAGGCGAGCGATTATGTCATAGGTCCGGCGAAACGTGTCGGCGTTGCTTCGATAGCGCGTTCCGCCGCGCTCGCACAGATCAGTAATCCGCGTATCAATCCCGTCATGACGACGCCGCCAACGGTAACGGCGGCGGGCACGCCAACCGCTGGACTTACAAATGTATGGTCCTGGGACGGAGTGAAGGCCGGTGTCTTTAACTATTACGGGGGCACACCAGCGCCTGACGGGTCGGGTTACGTACAGTTTTTGTCCACGACGGTCAGTGGCGCGCTCACGACTTATGTTCATCGCGTGGAGATCGTCGCGGACGCGGTGAAGGTGCAGTATAATATCCTTAACCTCGGTTCGGGAGGGCGTGCCCGTTTCATCGTCAATGGTCAGTATGTTTCACTGACGGAAACCGCGCCCCCCGTGGGTCCGAACTATATTACGCTCGACTTTACCGCTGCTGGAGGGCGCGCGGCCCGGTCAATTATAATCGAAAGCAACATGCACTTCTATGGTGCTTACGTCGGCATGACCGAGACTGTGGCAAAACCCACGGGCGTGCCGCTTCGTATGTTCGTGGTGGGAGACAGTTTCACCGCGACGGGTGGAATGAGCACGCCGTTACGCGGTTTCGCGCAGATCGTCGCGGACCTCCTGGGTGTTCGTGACGTGTGGAACAACGGCATCGGCAGTACCGGCTATCTCGCCAACGCGGCGGGCTCGCAAACCACGTTCCGGCAACGCCTGTCGGACATGGTGGCGGCGGCGCCGGATATCGTGTTGATCGTGGGCGGACATAACGATACCGGCTACACGCCAGCGGCTCTGCAATCAGAACTGACCGCTTATCTCACCGCCATGCGGGCGCAGTCCGTCTTGTCATCGATCCCGATTGTCATTGGCGGATTGAACGGCGCCAATATCGCCACGGCCACGACGGTTCCGTTTGAAAACGCGATGGCCGCCGCCGTTGCCGCTTTCGCTGATCCGCTGGTGTTTTTTATCCCAGAAATAACGGGTGCGGCCGGGCCTTACTTTACCGGTACTGGCTCAACGGCGGCTCCGGCGGGGAACGGAAATTGTGACGTCTACATAAGTTCTGACGCGATCCACCCGAACGATGCTGGTCACGCTTTTCTCGCCGGCCGGCTGGCGGACGATATTCGGAGGATTTTTGGTCAATGGTAGGCGGGAGCAACCGATGAACGCCCATCTGGGCCAGAGCCGTCGCGGCCATCGCCCCCTGCTGCAACCATGAGGAGAGACTGAAATGGCAACGAGACCACACGACAACGGCGAGACAGTGGATCATGCAGGCCGCTCGAATACCGTCACGGGGGCCGCCGCTCCGGCACCCGTCGCGGTAGCGCCGCGCACGGCCGAGGAGATGGCGGCCATGGCGGCCGGTTCGGTCGGGGCGCAGGTGATCCTCGACTACAACGGCGCCGGTTCGTTGGGCGCGCGGGGTGGCGCCGGGGCGACGATGGAGGAGAACAAGGCCGCTTACGACACGCACATCACGGCACTCGGACTCGACCCCACCGGGCCATCGGGACCGCCCACGGTGCCTGACCCGGCGGGTGCCGTCAGGGCGACCGAGGCGGCGGGGGCGCCCAAGGGCCGCGCCACGCGCATCAGCAGCCTCGCGGCGGGCATCATCACGGGTGACCAGACGGGCGGCGGGGGAGGTGGTGGCGGAGGTGGAACGGCGCCGGCCAACACCGCCGTCCCCGCCGTGACCCAGGCGGGCGACACGCTCTCCTGCACGATGGGCACATGGAGCGGCGAACCGACGAGCTACGGCTACCAATGGAAGGTGGACGGGGCGGTGGTGGGCACTGACCAGGCCACCCACACAGTGACGGCGGCGGACGCCGGGAAGACCGCGACTTGCATTGTCACGGCCACCAACGCTCACGGCTCGACGGCCGCGCCGCCTTCGGCGGATGTGACGATCACCGATCCGGGTGCGGGCGGACAGTCGCGGTCGAAGCGGTAAAACCGGAGGCAACACCAATGCCGGCGACAGCGACGGGACGCGGTGCCCAGGTTATCCTCGACGGCGACGCGCAGAAGGCGGCGCGCGGGGCTTACGCGCCGACGTACGTAGGGAACGCCGCGCGTCTTGCCGACTTACAGCGAACCGGCGCGGTGGCGGACGGAGCGGCGACGCAGGACGGAACCACGCGATCGGGAATGCCCGCGAGCGATTACCTCCTGGGTGACACATCAATTGGAGACAATGCTGGCATACGAGTGGCGTCGGTAAATACCCAACCAACGGCCGATTACACATATAATGAGTTCGCCAGCACGGTTTCTTACACGGCGAATGGCACCAACGGCGATAGTCTCGGCCTTGTCAGCTATATGTACGTTAACGCGAACGGCTTCAGTGTTCCGAACACCGCGTCACAGCACACATCGGCGATTTATGGAAACGGAGCGTTGGTGAGCGCTGGGACCGTTTATCAGGTTAACGGCATCATGGGTGTGTCCGGTAACGCGGGATCGGGCATTCTGACCAACGGCATCGACTTCTTCGGTCACGCCAACTATAAGACTGGCGGCGGAACGATTACAAATCATTACTTCCTGTTTCAGGAAGGATCGTCCGGCGCGACGAACGAGTATGGCGCTTTCTTATCCGCACCGAGTGGAATTGGCACTACGGCACCCACGTATAATCTGCACATAGATTGCAGCGTTGGTGGCAATATACGCTCTGATAACGGGTTCGCTGTTGGCTTCGGTGGCGGGAACGGATCGTTCCTGGTCAAAAGCACCGGCACGTCCATATACCCCGCTTTCGAACTTGGTGTCGCTGGTGGGTTTGGCTGCACGGAACTGATTGTCGGCAACAACGGCGCGGCCGAGGCGACAAACTCGACCAGAAGTTTCCTCTATATCACGTCGTGCGCGGGACCGCCGACCGGGGTTCCTATCCAGGCCGCCATCGGGCGCTGCGCGATGCGTTACGACACGACGAACAACAAGCTGTGGATGCATAACGGCACCTCGTGGCGCGGCGTCCTGCTGACATGATCAGGCCCACCGACAGGCTCACCGTCACGATGGAGGCGCAGGCGTGGGAGGCCGCGATGCGGTGGCTGGCGAAGGCGCCCTACGAAGCCGTGGCGGGACTGATCGGGGATATTCAGCGGCAATGCGCGGATCAACCAAGTGAGCAACCGCCTGATACCGCTCGTGAGATAATGTTCGGCGGGACGCGGCAATGACCGTCTCCGTCTCGACGATCGCCGAGCGGACGCTGCGGCGGCTCAACGTCACCGTGGTGCCGCTCGACGACCGGCCGACCATGACCGAGATGGTGCCCGTCGCCACCATCGCCACGATGGCGCTCGTCGAACTGGGCGTCATCGCCTCGGACGAAACGCCGCTGCCGTCTGACCAGGCGCTGGCGCTCGACAAGGTGACCAGCGTTCACGCCGCGCTCGATGCCATGGCGGTGGTGTGGTGGGACGGCACCGCCGTGCCGCGCGCGTTCGTCGAAGAATACGTCAAGCTGACGGCGGCGCAGGCGGCCTCGAGCTTCGGCAAGGTGGTCGATCCCGCCACCGTGGCGCTGTTCGAGGGTCGCATCCGCCGAGGCGCCATGGGCATCGCCTCGCACGATATCGCGGTCGAGGGCGTCATGGCGGTGCACACCGAGTTGGTTGGCAAGGGCATCGCGCGATGGTCCAGTTTCGACATACCGGACATGGCGGCGATGCCGTACGAGATGCTGGCCGCTTACGAGTTGGCGCCAAAGTTTCCACCCGCTGAGCAAGACAAAAATGAGGTGGCGCAGGCCATGCGCACGCTGTTCGCCATCACCGCGCTGCCGACGAGCGGCGAGCGTGTTGTGGCGGAGTATTTCTGAAACATGGCCTACAAACTTAGATATTCTGACTACGTCACGACGGAAGGTCCGCCTGATCCGATACGATGGGTAGGGCCGCCTGGACCCCAAGGCGAGCCAGGCCCTCCCGGACCTGGAAAGGCGATCATCGGCACGACGCCGAGCGTGGATACGTTCGGGTTGTTGTGGTGGGACTCAAACTCAGGTCAGCTCTTCGTCCAATACGACGACGGAACGAGCGTCCAGTGGGTGTCCGCGAGCAGCATCGACGCGAGCACGCTGGAGGGGAGTTTCCTGCCGCTCACGGGCGGGACGGTGACGGGACCGATTGGTTTCGGCGTGGCGGGCACTGAACGGTGGCGATTACAAACCAATGCTTCTGATAACCTGGAGCTTTATGCTTATGGCGCGTCGGGAGCCTTCAATGGGAGTCAGTTGACGATCTGGAACGATGGCAGCGGTATCGGCGTGCATGCGCCGCTTGTTCTCAACACATCGTCGGCTATCAGCGGGGCGAACGCCATTCTTGGACTGAACCATACGACATTCCAGACCGGCGCGGGGCCGTCGCAGGGGGCTAAGTTCAGTTATTTCAGTGCTGGTGCATCTAATGGGTTTGACACCGGGATCACCAGTGTCGCCATATTCGATCCGGTGTTCATCGCCGGTCAGACACCCTTCTATGAGGGTTTGTGGATAGTTTCCGAGTCGCCAAACGACACGACGCACAACTGGTCCTGCATCATCGGCGAGTTGAACATCGTCAATCGTGGCCTGGACAAAGGTTGGATGCGGGATCGCACTACGGCCAATCCAACCGGTGGTCTGTTGTTCGTCCCCGCCGTGGATACGTTCGGTGGTAGTGGCGGCGGTGAAGGCAAGAACGCGACGTTCGCGCTTAGTGTGACGCATTGTTCCGTCGCCAACAGCACCGGCACCAAACCGGCGTTCTACAACGGGTTGTTGATCGAGCCGAACGGTATCGTTGGTCAGACGGGCCGGGCGATCTACATGACGGGTGACATAACCGGCACCGCCGCGCTGTATCCGTATGGTCCGATGCAACTGGATGGGACGTGGCTGCACGGGATTGATCACACGTTGGCGGTTTATGCCGATGGCAACGCGGATGTCATGGCGAAGGGCCAGGCGCTGGCATGGATCAGCGGCACGACAACGGCCCCAACCGCCAAGGCATCAATCACCGGAATGGCCAACGGTGATCTTGATTATGTTACTCCTTCAGGGTCAGCGCATACGTTTCGTTCCGGTGTTAATTTGAACGCCACGATAGCGGGCGGTATCGTCACGGGAGTCAACGCGATCCAGACCGGTGATACGTCCGGGCCGACGTGGACAACGGGCAGCGACGTGCCGTCCAGTATTCAACCGGCTGGTTCGCTCTATTCGCGCAATCCTGGCGCGGGAGGTGCGCGGCTGTACGTCAGTATTGGCGGTGGTGTGTGGAACGCCGTGGCGGGAGTATGACAATGAACCCCACCGACCGCATCCCCGTCACCCTCGACGCGCAAACCTGGGAAACCGTGCTGCGTGTCATCGCCCAGGCACCGGTTCCCTACGCCGTTGTCGCGCCTCTTATCGCGTCGATACAGCAACAATGTGCCAACCATGCCGTGGCGGACGATCCACAGCCGATGGTGCCGCGTGCCGTGATGAAGGAGGCTTAGCCGTGCCATTGGATTTTCCTAATGGACCCGTAACGGGCGATATCTTCAACGCCGCTGGTGTGTCGTGGCGCTGGGATGGCACCAAGTGGACAAGCATAGTCAGTGCGAGTGCTGGTGGTCCTGTTGGTCCAGCAGGTGGTGATCTAACAGGGACATACCCAAACCCGACCTTGGCGGCGTCAGGTGTCTCGCCGGGCACCTACACGAGCGCCACCCTGACGGTGGACGCCAAGGGGCGCCTGACGGCGGCCAGCAGTGGCGTCGGCACCGTTCTCGGTGATGACGCGGCGGCGGGAATGATCGGAGAGTATGTCTTCGCGGAAACCCTCGGTCCCTCGCAGGTCGCGCTGACGAGCAATGTCGGCGCCAACGTAGCCAGCATCTCGCTCACCGCCGGTGACTGGGATCTGACCAGTTCGGTTGTTTTCAACACGTTCGCGACGACATCCATCACGTTCCTGGCCGGGGCGATCAACACGGTCTCCGCGACGCTTCCGGTGGCCCCGGCGCGCGGTGCGCTGGCCCTGATCACGCAGCCCGTCGGCGTGGTTCCCGGCGCTGGGAACACCTATTCGCTGAACGCCGCGCGACGCTATTCCCTGGCCGCCACGACGACGGTTTACCTGGTCGCGCGGGCCTTGTTCACCGTCAATACCCTGAACGCGTTCGGCTTCATTGGGGCGCGGCGGGCGAGATGAATGCCCATCTGGCTCAAAGCCCTCGCCACGCTGGCGCCCCTGCTCCTTGGCGCGCTCGTGACCATTGGCTGGAACAACTCTCACTCGCTCGCGGTGCTCAGCCTCAACATCGAACACCTCCGCGTGGATCTGGAACGCACGCGCGCATCGCTGGAGCCGGGGAGGACGATCATGCTGCGGTTGGACCGCAACGAAACCGAACTGGTCCATCTACGAGAGTTGGTAGAGGCGCGTTTGGTGTGTCCTCCAACAGGAGCGCCGCGATGAGGTTGACCCCGGGAGGACGATCATGCTGCGACTGGATACTCTTCAATGAGGTCCGGATGTTCCCATCCGGAAAGGCGACCACACCAAACACGCGCGCGGCGTCTATATCACGAGTGGTGAGAAAGCAACAATCGCGCGAACTGGTCGAGGCGCGGCTGGTGTGCCCGCCAACGGGAGCCCGTCCATGATCATTGAAATCCTCTTCGTGGTCGTCATGTTCCTGTGGCTGCTCACGATCCTGCCGCTGCCGCCGATGGCGCCGTTCGCATCGAGCAACGTTTTCTTCGCGTTCGTCGCGGTGCTGCTGCTGGGACTGTTCATCTTCCTGCCGGGGATGCGGTGAGCGATGACCACATTCCCGCTCACGCTGCCGCTCGACCGCGTCTCTCCCATCCGCGTGCCGACGCGCGATCTGGTCCTCGGTGGCACCGACAGCATCACGCTGCTCGTCTCCGTGGTCGATCGCGACAGCCCCGACGCGCTGCCGATCGAGTTGTCCGGCGGCATCGGTGGCCCCGCCGTCTCCATGTTCGTCTGGCCCGACAGCAGAGGGTGCCATGGTCCGAACTTCGGCGGCTGGGGGTGCGGATGGGATTACGGCTGGGGTGGCTGGTATGGCGGCGGCATCGCCGGACCCGGCACGACGCTCTGGACGGGCCTGGGGACGGTCTACGACATGGCCTCCGCCACGTTCCGCATCGTCGTTCCCGCCGGCACCCTGACCGCGTGGCCGCGCCGCTGCCGTTGGGCGATCTACTTCGATAGCGACGGGGGCGGCACCGCTGAGTTGCTCGCCGAGGGACATCTGCATGTCCGCCCGATGGTCTCGCGTGCCATCGCGCCGCTGATCATGCTGACCGATCCCAACCCGGCAACGCTGACCGATCCGGAGACCGCCGCCATCTTCCTCGCCGGAGCACCATCGCCATGAGCATCACGACAGGCACGTTTCCCGGTGTCCGCATCGCCGACATGCCGGATCTCGGTGCGTTCACCAGCACGAGCTCGCTGGTGGGCGAACACGCCGGCTCGGGACGGTTCAGCGCCGCCGGGCTGAATAATTATCTCAACACCGTCTACCTGCCGCTGACCGGCGGGAAGACCGTGACCGGCCGGGTCAATTTCCATGAGACCGATTGGCTGACGCCGATGA